TTTTATGTCCGGAGTGTAATAAAGAACTAGCTCCTGATAATGAATATGGAATAATAAAAAGATGTCCGATTTGTGAAAAGAAAGAAAGATATTATAATGTAATGGTTATGGTTGATGAGCCAAGTGGTAGGAGAAGTTATTAATCAGTTGTGGTAAAATATGCTAATGAAAGTAGGCAGACCATTAAAGTTTAAAACAGTACAAGAACTCCAAGAGAAAATAGATGAGTATTTTGAATATTGTGACAATAAAACAAAAAAAATCCATAGTGAAAAACTTGGAGATATGATAGTTCCTGATCCAGAACCGTATGCTATGAGTGGGTTAGCTTATTACCTAGATATAGGCAGAAGAACACTAATTAATTATAAAAGACGAGATGAATTTTTGCCCACTATAAAAAAAGCTAGAAGAAAAATAGAAGCAGATGTTGAAAGAAGAATGAATGGTAAAGATACTTTTACACCAGGACTAATATTTAATTCAATAAATAATTTTGGTTGGAAACAAAAAAATGAAACTGATTTAACATCAAATGGTCAATCAATAGTTATCAAACCAGTTATGTATGGAGATAATCTACCCGAACAAGTACCAACCGAGAAATTATCAGATTAATTTCTGGAAAGCATTTGATTCAGGAAAGTATAATAAGTTTGTTAAGGTTTGGCATAGACGAGCCGGAAAAGATTTAACCGATTTTAGTTTAGCTATAAGAGAGTGTATTAGAGAACCCCAGATAGTAACCTATGTATTCCCGACCTTGAAAATGGGTAGAGAAGTACTATGGGACGGTATGGATAATAAGGGGAATAAGTTTCTTGATTACTATATCCCAAAAGAAGTAATAGATGGTAAGCCTAATGATACAAGAATGGAGATTAATTTCAAAGGTGGTTCAATATTTCGTGTAGGTGGAAGTGATAGACCAGACTCTCTAAGAGGTGGCAACTCTAAACTATTTATTCTGTCTGAGTGGTCAGAACACGACCCTTATACTTGGACTGTCATACGTCCTATTATTTTAGCTAACGGTGGAAAGGTAATATTTAATTTTACTCCTAAAGGGGATAATCATGCCAAGATGACACTAGACATCGCTAAAATAGAAGATGATTGGTGGTGGGAAGTTATTAAAGCAACAGAGACAAATGTCTTTACTCCTAAACAACTAGAAGATGAATTGAGACAAATGATAAGAGAAAACGGAGAGTCAGAGGGTAGGTCAAAGTTTGAACAAGAGTATATGTGTAGTTTTGACTCACCTGTAATAGGTTCTTATTATGGAGACCAAATAAGAAACGCAGAGGCAGAGGGACGTATATGTGATGTACCTTATGAAAAAGAATTACCAGTGAATACAGTTTGGGACTTAGGAATCGGGGATACTACAGCTATATGGTTTTATCAATTGGTTGGTAGGGAGATTAGACTTATAGATCACTATGAGGCTTCCGGTGTTGGGATAGAACATTATGCTGGAGTCTTAAAAGATAAGGGTTATATTTATGGAGACCATTGGGCACCTCACGATATTAAAGTTAAAGAATTTGGTTCTGGCTTATCCAGAATAACAACTGCTAGAAATTTAGGAATTAACTTTAGAGTAGTAGCTAACCAAAGTATTGATGACGGAATACACGCCGTTAGACAAGTATTACCACTTTGTTATTTTGATAAGACGAAGTGTGAAAGGGGGTTATCAGCTCTCAAAAACTATACTAAAGATTGGGATGAGAAAAACAAGATTTATAGAGGATTACCAAAGCATGACTGGTCTAGCCACACTGCTGATTCATTTAGATATTTAGCTGTATCTTATTACCCTAATATTGCCCCACCACCACAACCAATTAAGCCAGAGGGACAGGCTTTGATTGAGGATATTGAGAATATGTCTAAACTTAAGCAACAGATAGCTGGTTGGAGATAATTTAGGTTCAAATGATATAGTTAGATATAGTCTTTGATATAGTTAATATTGCGGTAAATAATGCGGTATTTGGTGTTCTCTACCCTACTAGATTATTGTTTTTTCGATAGGGGATTAGTATAATATGACTATGAATTGTAAAAGATGTGGTAATGAATTAACTGGTAAACAAATATCATTCTGTTCCCAAAGATGTTCAAGGTTATATTTGAAAGCAAAATATAAAGAGAGAAATAGAGATAAAGTAAATGCTTATAATAGAGAATATAGAAGACAAAATGGAGGAGGTAGTAATGGTGGGTATAAATATCATTTTTTAGAAGAATCAATAATTGATAAATGTTTCTTTTGTAGTAGTAACAACAATTTGGAAAGACATCATTTAGATTATGAAAAACAAATAGTCGTTATATTATGTAGAGAATGTCATAGAAAATTACATTCTATTTTAAGAGAAACTGTAATTCCAAAAAAATAAAATTGTGTTTCTCTGTATGTTATAATACGTCCAGAGGAGTCACTAAATGTATTTATCTGAAGAAGCACAAATAAGAGATTTTATTAATAGAGAGTTTCAGAAACACTTTGATAAGAAGTTAGTTGACATCAGCCAAAGAGTTAGATTAATAGCCGATTTATACAAGTTTAAATTAGACGACCCATTTTTTCACGCTCAAGCAAAAGGTAAAATACCAAAGTTTTATTCAATCTATTTTGACGATGAGTTTGTATGTCGGTTTGACTCCACATTTCCCCCAGAGGCAATTACATTATTATTTTTAAGAGGAGTAACAGATTTGTATGAGCGGGGGAAAATTAGTTTTAATAAGGATGATTATAAAGTCCAAGAAGAAGTTGAAAAATACCGAAAGAAAATTGCCAAAGAAGAGAAGAAGAAGAAAGTTGACGAAACCATTAAAAAAATAAAATCTGCCAACGAAGAGTCAGAAATGGCAGCCGAAGTTATTAGTTCATTAGAAAAAGAAAATGATACTGCCTAACGACTATACCCCTGAGGAGTTAGAGATATTTAATTTAATAACAAAGAGAACTTATGAGCCAACCCATACAGCTTATATCTATCAGCTTATAGACGACCCAATAAACAAATTTTTATTAGCGTGGGTATTTGAGTTAGGTAAAACAAGAAGGTCAGCTCAAATAGCATTAGGACTCTCAAAGGCTACAATTTGGAAAAGAATAAAGATTATTAAAAAGTCTGTAGCCAAATATGCTATGGATAAACACTTAATAGATAAGGTTGATAAAATTTAAGTATGACATTATTACAACTCCTAAAATCACGATATAAAATCGCTGAGAAGTTTACTAAAGACAATTATATTGACGATATAGAGCGTTCCATTTCTGACTACGAAGTCAAAGAAATGGATTTAAAACAAATCATTGAAGCATCTGGAAGTAACATCAATAAGAGATACGAGTTCGTTATTCCAATGATATTTACCAATGTTGAGGGGATGAAAGCATCAATGTTTGACCGTATTCCGGACATTGTTGTTAAAGGTAGAGGCTCAAAAGATGAAGTTAAAAGACAGAAAGTAGAAGCGGCGTACGAATACCTTAAAGATAAACTAGATTTAGAGAGTTTTGCTATTGAAGCGGCTCATTGGTTTATATTAGGTGGTTTTTGTACTGCTCACATTGGATTTAAAAGTGATACCTATGAATATCCAGCGGTAGATGAACATGGAAATCAGATGTTCAATGATGACGGGACGCCAGTGATGGCTGTTGGTTATTATTATAATGATCCGACTATTGAAGTTGGAGATCCTTGTAAAGAATACTTTAGCCCAGAAAGTGAGTATTCCATTGATGCTGTTAATATCCCTTATTATTTTAGAAAGAAACTCTTAACCAAAGAAGAAGTAAAGAAAATCTACAATTATACAGTTGAAGAAGATGCTGAGCTTGATTTAGATCCAAAACTAAATGATGACGAGAAAAAAGACCTTAAACGAGTTTGTTTATATTTTTATTATGGTCAAGTACCCAGTGAAAACAAAGAAGATATATCTAAATGGGTAGAATATGACGAGACTAAGAAATACCAAGTAATTTACTCTAAAAGAAAAATACTTTATGCAGAAGAAATTAGTGGTGATAACTGCAAGATAGGTAAATGGTATGGTACTCCTAATAAGTTCTTTGGATTTGGATTTGGAAAAATAGGGAGACAATTCCAGAAAGAAAAATCTATTCGTAGAGGCCAACAGATACGTTTAGCTGATGTTGCTGCTTTCCCTAAGTATGCTGTTAAAAATGATGGACAGAACCAAATAGATAAGAAAGCATTATTAGACCCAAGAGAAAATACTATGTTACTTTATGAATCAGAAGCCCCAAGTATTTTACAACCAGGAAATCTAGCTGAGGTTGTAACTGCTGCTGATTTAAATGCTGAAAAAGATGCTCAACAAGCATTTGGAATACTTGACTTGAGTTCTGGTTCTCAGCAATCTACTGTAGATACGGCTACAGGTCAGAGTATATTCGCTGATGCTATGGAAAAGAGAACTAAACTTGCCAAAAAGAAATTTATGAAATTTTACGAGCAGGTTGTTATTGCCTTACTTAAACAAGCACAGAAAAACTGGGAAGAGGGTAAATTGGTAACTCTAACTGACGAAGATGGCAATGAGACTGATATTGAAGTAAACCGAGAAGATCTGAAAGATATTGATTTTGACAAAGATATTGAGATAGATGGAGAAAGCGGATCAGTTAATAAAGATTTAGTAAGAGAACAATACATTTCTCTATATGATAAGACAAAAGACGACCCAATAATTGACAGAAAGCCTTTATTTAAAGATATGGTTAGATATGGTTTTCAAGTAAAAGACCCAGACCGTTATATTAGAAAAACAGAATTAACTCCAGGACAGGTATTAATTGATCCAAATAGTGGTCAACAATTTACAGTTGACGAAAGTGGAGAGATTGTACCTCAACAAGCTGTAGAAGAAATGGCTAATCCAAGCGGAGAGCAAACAGTCGGAAGTAATGAAGGGTTAATGAACTCAATGTAATATGTGGGAACAAAAAGGCGAAGATAAAGGAAGGTGGACCGAATATGTTGATTCTGAAACTGGTAAATCTTCTATACAAGAACATGAATTAAAAGTAATTTGGACTGGATGTAAAGAAGACGAACATGAATTTGAATTTACTGGTGATAGAGAATTGACTTGTAAAAAATGTGGTTATATTAAGAATATAATAATAGGTTTAGAGAAACTAGAAAACGGTAAGATTGTAAAAGTAAACCTTTGATGTTTGTATTTCATATCATTAACTTAGAGCAACTCCTGTTTATGGTGTCTCCGTTCATTAAAGGAATAAGTCAATGGATAACAACGACACTCCAAATATAGACCAAGTTATTAATTCTGCTATGGAAGCAGAAAGCACTTTAAATCAGGGCAAAACTGAAGAACCTACCAATCAGGAACCTACTACCACGAAAGTAGAAACACAAACTGAAGAAGAAAGTTTTACAACTTTTGACCCAAAAACCGCACCTCCTGAATTATTGGGAGTCTATAAGCAGTGGCAAAAAGACTATACCCAAAAAAGACAGGCGGAAAAGGAATATATTAAAGGTTTGGAAGAAAAATTATCTAAATTTGAGCAATCGGGAAACCAACCTCAATTTAATAATCAGACTAACCAACCTAAGGCTAATATAGTCGAGAATATAATTTCAACGGTTAAAAAGGAAATTCAAATTGAACAAGAGAATTCCTATATCGAATCCAACGAAAAGACATTTTTGTCTTTGGATGACCGATTAGATCCTAATTCTCCTGAACACGATGAAATCCTTTTGAATTATGTCGCAGGTAAACTCTCCGACATGAGAGACGAATATGAAGCCCAACATAATGGCTCTGTGTTAGGTTTTGACTTTAGTGGAAATACTAAATCTCTTATTGCAAAATATGAGGAAAAAATTAGTAATGCCAACAAAGCGTTTCTAAATCAACAGTCGCAAAATGCCAAGGCTAATGCTCAAAAGTTCTCAAAGGCTAACCCAACTGCTAAAACCAGTCCAAGTAAGCCAAGTGGAAAGATGAGTTTAGATGAAGCATTTGAAAAAGCTGCTGAGGATACTGGAGCTAATCTTTAAAAATTAAATTACAAATATGGCTGATATAAATATTGGACAACTTGCTGCAACCACCATGGAAAACTACCATGACACAATGGTTGACAACATTTTTCAAAAACACGCTCTCTTAAATCACTTAAGAGAAAACGGCGGAACCAAAATGTATGACGGTGGTACTAAAATTAGAACCCCTGTTATGTATGGTTCAAACTCTACTGTTAAAGCATTTAGTGGTACTGACACTCTTGACCTTTCTTATCAAGAAGGTATTGATAGTGCAGAATATAACTACAAATTCTATGATGTTTCTGTAGTTTTCTCACTAACTGACCAATTGATGAATCAAGGTAAATCCCAAGTATTAGATCTTTTAAAAGGTAAAATCAAACAGGCAGAATTATCTTTGTCTGAAAGATTGAACAATGATCTTTATAACGGTGCTGCTGCTGATTCTAAAGAAGTTACTGGTCTTGAAACTATCGTTGCTGCTTCTGGCTCATACGGTGGAATCAATGGTACTACTTATTCTTGGTGGAGATCATATGTAGACGATACAGCTGAGGCTCTTAGCTTTGCTGATATGCGAACTGCAAAAAACAGTGCTAATAATGGTAACGGTGGTTCTAAAGTGTCTTTGATTGTAACTACTCAAACACTTTATGAGAAATTCTTCTCTCTATTGACTGCTAGTTATCAGATGAACCCAGTAATGACTAAAGAAACTAAGCGTTTAGCTGATGCTTCCTTCACTGCTGTTGAATTTGAAGGTGTACCTGTTACTTATGATGAAGCTTGTACCGCTGGTGCTATGTACTTTATCAATGTAGACAACTTCAAGTTAGGTATTATGTCTGGAGCTGATTTTAAGGCTGTTAAGAAAGCTGAACCTGCCGACCAACACATTTCTGTCCAACACATTGTGTTCGGTGGAAACACTGTTGTTGACCGACGTGCTTCTTTGGCTGCACTTAAAAATAAGACCGCTTAATAATTTATAGGAAAATAAAAATATGGCTTTCAAACAAATTTCATACCCTATAACTTCTAACCACGATGCTGCTAAGTTGGAACCAGGTACCATCTTTGAAGATGGTGCTACTGGTAAAATCTATAAATATGTATTAATTGAGGACGCTGATGTTGCCAATGGTGATGTCGTTGAATTCTCTGATACAAGTGGGTACGAAGTGACTAAAGATCGTGCTGGTGGTGCTTCCATCGGACGAGTCGTTGCTGGTGTGGCTGTGGCTACCGTCTCTGATGGTAACTATGGTTTCATCCAAGTCTTTGGTAAACACAATTCCGTCAAAACTGATGGTGGTGTCGCTGCTGGAGATGTCTTAGTCCCACACGCAACCTATGATGGTAAAGCTGATACTGCTGCTTCAGGTTCAACTGTTGTTAATACCGAAGGACAAAGATTTGCCTTCGCTTTAGCTACTGATGATACTTCTGCTTCTACGGCTCGTGTCGTTGCTGACATCCGTTGCTTATAAGTTTAGAAAAAACTTTACATCAATCCCTCGCTTTTGCGGGGGGTTTTTGTTTCGTGATATAATAATGGTGTGAATATACTAATAGCTATTCCAACTTCAGGTCACTGTAATCCATCTTTCGCATACGACAATTTACCAGCCATAATCTCATATACTCAAAAGAATTCTGAACACAATATCTTTCTCGCTTATCAACAAGGGGTTAGAACTGACCGGAATAGAAATGAGATGTTACAAAACGCTATCAAGAAAGGTGATATAGATTATATTCTTTGGCTTGATGACGATATGCTCTACCCTCACGACATAATAATTCGTTATTTAGAAAATGACCCAGAAATAATTGGCTGTCTTTACTTTAAACGTGCCGAACCATTCTCACCTATTGGATATATGAGTGGTAAGAGTCTTACCAAACCATATAATGCTATCGAACCACAATCACTTCCTACTGATAAAGATGTAATTGAAGTTGATGCGTTGGGTTATGGTGGAATGATGGTGTCAATGAAGACATACGAAAAAATGGGTGATAAGAAATGGACTCATTATGGAGAAAACTATCATTTACCTTTTGAATGTGAAGGACATTTAACCCACGATATTCAATTCTGTAAAGATGCTAAAGAATGTGGAGTTAAAATACTTTTACATACTAAGGTTAGACCCGGGCATATCGGAGAAAGAGTCGTTACTGAATTAGATTATAAGAATCCCAAAGGTGAATTACCCAAAGTTACTGTTATCATGCCAGCAATAGATATGGAGATAGCTACTAAGGCAGGAAAACTAATGAAAAAACGTGCTGGTTATCCATGTAATGTACTCATTATTGAAGATATTGACCGTAGTGGATTTATGAAGACTTTACAAAATGCTATTGATAAAAACCCATCTGATTTTTATGTCTATACAGCACAAGATGCTTTTGTTGGTAATGATTGGTTAAAGATAGCCATGAAGAAGATGGAAGAAACTAATGCTGGATTATTTGCTTTTAACAATGGTAGATGGGGTAGTAAAATGGCTGCATTTGGACTTGTAAGACATGAATGGATGGTTAAAAACTATGGTGGAAGAATGTTTTATGAAGGTTATAATTGCCATTATGCTGATGTAGAACTCACTCTAATCGCTAAACAACAAGGAAAATTTGCTTATGATGGAGATGCTGTGATGACTGAGATAGACTTTGACAAAGATGGTAAAGGCACAAACGCCCAAGATAAAGCCTTATTTAATCAAAGAAAAATGACAGGATTTGACGGTAAGGTTACAGATATAGAATTATTACAATTTTTCTCATAATATGAACGATAAATATGAAGTAAAAATAGTTGAAAACTTTGGTAATTGGTCAGTATCTATTTATATTATCGAAAAAGGCAGTAAACCTAGTCTAGCAAGTATAAAAGATGGAAATTTGGAATTTACTGAAATTATCCCATATAGTGCTGATACTAAACCAACACTAATATTACCAAAATATTTATGGGACATTATGAAACATACTATAATTGATGATAAGGTTAGAGAGAAAAGTGAAGTTGAAGCAGAGTTAGGTGCTACTAAATATCATTTAGAAGATATGAGGAAATTATTAAAACTTAAATAATATATGAACCAAAAAGTATCAAAACTACTAAAAAAATTTAGTAAAAAAACTCTTACTAATTACAAAAAGATGAAAACCAAGTTTAAAGAACTTAATTGGTTAGATAAGACTGATGTAATCAAAGAAGTTAAAAGTTTATTGAGAAATGAAGAAAAATAATATAGATTTTGGAAAGCATGTGCAGATAGTTAAACTGATCAGAACAACTTTAACTCCAACTAATAGTGGCCCGGTTATGTTTATAGAACAGTATTGGGATTTAAACGGAAACTTAGTTTTTGAGATAGATAAAAACAAACAATATAAAGAAATAAATGAATGAACATTTTAATCACTTGTCTTTCTTATAGTAATCTAACAGGCTCGGAACTCTATATTTACGAATTAGGTAAAAGATTGACTGAATTAGGTCATGAAGTTTTAGTTTCAGCGATACAACACAACCCCCAGTCAGAAATCGTTAAGCGTAGCCCATTTAGTAGTGTCTTGATGGGTGAAGAACCAGATTTTAAGCCAGATATAATCCATTGTCATCAATCAGATACTTTACAAAAAGTATTGGAAAGTAATACAAAATTACCTATAGTTACGACAATTCATAGCGAGATTATCCCACAACACGAAAAACCTATACTCGATAAACGAATTAAGAAATATATTTGTGTCCGTCCAAGTATTCAAGACTATTGTATAAAAAATGGAGTTAATAAAGAAAAAACTGAAGTAATATATAATCCAATAGACTTTTCACGATTTAAAAACTTAAAAGGTGGATTTAAAAGAATACTTTTTGCTGGTACTTATTATGATTTAAGAGAAAAAGCTGTCATGGACATATTAAATGGAGATATACCAGCAATCTTCATTGGAAACTTCTTTGTTGAATTAGGTAAGTCTTTAGGAAGTAAATATAAACAACATTATTTTCTACCTCCTGTTTGGAATATAGAAGACTATATTGAACAGTGTGGAGTTACAGCAGGGATTAATCATGGAAGAACAATGATTGAGAGTTTTATTGCTAATAGACCACATATAAATTACGAAGTTGATAATTTAGGAAATATACTTAAAAAAGAGTTGTTACCGGTTCAGGATTGTAGCCAATACAATTCTATAAAAGTTGTTGATGATATAATACGAATATATGAAGAACAGATCTGAATTAGGTAAGCTTTTTGAAGAACATAACAAATTAGGTGTCGGTGCAGAAATAGGAGTACAAAGAGGACATAATAGCCTTCAAATTATAAAATCTGGTTGGACTGGAAAAATAATGGCTGTTGATTTATGGGATAACCATGATGAATACACTGAGGCTTTGGTAAACTTAGGTGGATTGAAAGTAGATATGATAAAAGGAGAATCGCTTAGTATTGCTAAATTAATCCCTGATGAATCACTTGATTGGATTTATATTGACGCAGACCATACATTTAATGGAATTTATAATGACCTACACTCTTGGTATTCAAAAGTTAGAAAAGGTGGAATTGTATCGGGACATGACTATTTAGACGGAAACTACAATGGATATTTAAACGCACCATACGGAGTTAAGACAGTTGTTGATGATTTTGTTAGGGAAAATAACAAAAAGTTAAATGTAACCACTGACGATACTTACGATAACTTACATTTTGACTCTTGGTGGTTTATTAAATGATACCTAAACAAGTATTTTATATTTGGTTTGGAGATAAAGAATTTGATGATAAATATGTTAGGGAGTGGTCTAAAATTTTAACAGACTACAACATAATAAAAATAACTGAACAGACTTTTTTTAAAGATGATTATTTAAACCAACTTTTAGAAGCAAAACAATATACTAATGCCTCAAATTATGCACGTTTACTTGCTTTATATAATTTTGGAGGTATTTATCTTGATACTGATGTTGAAGTAATTAAACCATTTGATGATCTTTTAGAAGGGAAACTTGTATTTGGTGCAGAAGATGATATTCGTATCAATACAGCAACGATAATCTCACCATATGGACACAAACTAATTAAAGAAGCGATAGAGATTACAAAAACAAAACCAATTGATTTAAGACCAGATTTCCATTCTCCACAAGTAATTACAGACTTAATTAGTCATTTAGGATGGAAAAAGAATGAATTATTTACTAAAGACGACTTAATAGTCTATCCAAACGAATATTTTTACCCATATCATTATACAGAAAAGTTTTATCCTGAATGTATTAAACCTAATACATATTGCATACATCACTGGACTGGTTCATGGAAATAAGTTTAGTAATGGGTTCTTATAATCCTAAATTAGAGTGGTTAGATAAAGCATTAAAATCGTGTATTGGATTATTTGATGAGATAATTCTAGTAGATGACGGAAGTAAAATACCTATTAAACACAACATCCCTACTAAGATAGTAAGACAGAATAATAAAGGGTTTGCCGAGACTAGAAATAGAGGAATATTAGAAGCCAGAGGAGATGTTATTGCTTCTTTAGATGACGATGATTATTTTATTCCCGAAAATGTACTAAAGTTAAAAGAATTTATTAAACTTAACGATTCTGATATATGGCATTTTCAAATAGATATGTTTGGAGATAGAACAGGTTTATGGGGAGAAAATATATCAGATAATATATTTGATTACGACCAGATTCCGTCTGGTTCATGGTTTAAAAAAAGTGTTTGGCAAGATGTTGGCGGATATGGAAAATGTAGGGCAGAAGATTGGGAGTTCTGGTGCAAAGCCAAGACCTTAAACAAAAAGTTTACTTATTTTGACCTACCTATCTATTTCCATAGAATGAGAGGTGATTCATTATCAGCTAAATTTACTCCTGAGATGAATAACGATTTTAGAGAACAGATCAAAACATCATGCGAATTGTTGACTAAACCTATTTGATACGACATTGTTAAACTTAAATTAGTTAATACTTATTATTATCATGTCAACAAAAAAACCAACTCTTAATGAACTTTTAGAAGCTGTAAATGGTGAATTAGAAACCCAAAAAAAGCAACTAGAAGATAAAATTGCCTCATATACCAAAAAAACTGATGAATTAGTTTCAAAGGAAAATGAATTAAATGCTAAAGAACTCGCCTTAATTGAAAGAGAAAAAGAAGTTAAACGTGGTGAAAGTGAAATTGAAATTAAATGGGGTAAAATTCGTAGAGATGATGAAGTTGCCGCACAATATAATCAAGTTTTAATTGATAGAGATAAAATTAAAAAAGAAAGAAAAGAGATAACTGACTTAATTGCTGAAAATAACTTTAAGTTAGATACTATAAAGAAAAAAGAACAAGAAATGTGCGTTAGAGAAGCTACTTATAAAGAAAAAATAGAAAAAGAATTAACTCGCAAAGTTATTGGTTTGAATTAAAATGTCTATTACCGCCCTCGATATACTAAATTCGGTGGCTTATCGTAGAGGTGAATCTGGCAATCCAGATAATTCTACTGAGACAGCTAGAAGATTAAGATTTCTTAATGAAGCCTACAGACGACTCAATCAAGCTGGTTATTTTTGGTTTCACGAAAAGACAGCTTCTTTAAAAACAACTGACGATGAAGAAATTGTCGCTTTACCTAGTGATTATCGAGACTCTATTGAAATAAGAGTAGATGGAATAGTCCGTTATCCAGTACCAGCAGATCAAGCATTTGACTTTTACCAATATCCCCCATTAGCTTTTGCTTATAAGTACGATTACGATAATAAGTATTATTATATCTTTGGTAATGAATTACATCTTTTACCTTTCCCAGACTCATCACCATCTGCAATAAGTGTTTCAACTTTAACAGGAAGTGGAACAACCGCTACTTGTACAACCGCAACAGCACATGGATTATCTAATAATGAATTTGTTGTAATAGCTGGAGCAGATCAATCAGAATTTAATGGAACTTTCAAAATAACTGTTGTATCAACCACACAATTTACATACACATTAGATACATCAGCAACAATTGCAACCGCTACAGGGACAATAACGGCAACAAAAAACAACATAATTATCCGTTATTATTTTTATCCAGCAGCAATAACCACCACAAGCAGTACCGTTGTTGTTCCAGACCAATATACAGAGGCTCTAGTAGCTTATGTATGGGCTAGATTAGCTCATTTAGACGGAGAACGAGGAACTGCCGAAGATGGTTTCAATGAGTTCAATGAGATAGTCGGAGAAATCAAAAAAGAGAATATGAGACGTAATGTCTGGGGAAAGAGTGTAACTCCTGCTGATATGCACTATACTACCAGATGAAAATAGGAAAAACACAAGACCCTAAAATTCAAACTCAAGTCATCACCGGTTTTTTAGGTGGACTTAATACTTTTCAAGATGAAACTGTTATTAAAGACTCAGAACTTACAGAGGCTAAAAATATAATCCTTAATGTTGATGGGATAGAGCCAAGACCGGGAACTGTGAATTATGGTTCAGAAAGCGGTACTAGAGTTGTTGGAGCAATAGGTTTTTATAAATCTGATGGTACTAACCAATTTCTAAGGTTTGCTTTTGGTGCGAATAATAAATTACAAAAGTATGTTGGTGGTACACCTACAGATATAGGAACTACAACTTATAATGCCTCAGCTAGAATGAATTTTGTCCAAGCTAGAGACAAAATGTATATCTTTAACGGTCAAGATGCCCTATCCTATTACGATGGTTCAACTATAACTGTTTATACTGAAATAAATCCTCCAACTGGTCTAGCTGTTGCTCCACAAGGCACAACTGGTTCAACCGCTTATTCTTACCGAGTTTCAGCCATTAATGAAGTCGGTGAGTCTTTAGCAAGTACCGCAGTAGCAATAACTAATGGAAACGCCACATTAACATCAACAAATTATAATAAACTAACTTGGAACACAGTATCAGGTGCTAAAAGTTACAATATCTATGGACGTAAAGCTACAGGATTAACAGAAACTTATATGGCTACTGTATCAGAACTTATTTATAACGACACCGGAGAAGATATTCCAAGCCAATCTATACTCCCTCCAACTGCTAATGCTACAACAGGTATTAAGTGTACAATGGGAATATTCGCTATTTCTCGTATATTCGCTGCAGGAGACCCAAATAATCCATCAAGACTTTATTTTGGAGGTACAGGTGAACAGACAGGAAATTTTGCTCCTTCATCTCTTTATGGTGGTGCTATAGACGTATTTAAAAATGACGGTGCTATCATTCGGGCTATTCTACCTTTTCAGGGTGGAGTAATTATTTGGAAAGATAACGCTATTTATAAATTCTCCTTTAATGCTTCAGGTCAACAACAACTAGAAGAAATCACACGTTCCTTCGGAGGAATATCATTTAGATCATGCAAACACGTTGAAAATGATATTATTTTTGCTGCTAGAAAAGATGGACGTTTAGCTTTCTATTCTCTCGGAAATCAAGAAAACTATACAGCATCGGTTCTTCGTACTAATGAACTTTCAATTAAGGTTCAGGAAAAATTAACAGATGTAAATGTAGAATATTTGGAACATTCTGCAGGTTTTTATTTTAATAATATATATGGTTGTGCTATCCCTAAAAGTGGTTCAACAGTAAACGATAGGATTTGGTGTCTTGATACTCGTTTTGGAGCTTGGGTATATTGGGAAGGCATCAAAGCCAATTTCTTTACTGTTTATACTGCCTCAGATGGTACTCAAAAATTGTATGCTGGTTCAGAAGATACTGGATACTTATTAGAAATGTTTACAACTACCAGGCTTGATAATTCTACGGCCATAGATGGAGTTTGGGGATTAAAATCGTTTAATCAAAAATTATTCAATAAATACAAAAAATACTTCCATCCTGTTTTCCAATTTAAAGATGTTAATACTTCCGGTGCTATTAGTGGAGAAATATACTTAGACGGACTTATTTTAGACTCATCATTCTCTATCAACCAGCAATCACAGGGTGGTGCAGGATTTGGTCAGTATATATTCGGTCAGGACTTATTCGGTGACGTTGGAACTTCAACAGAAGCCCAGAACTTGTCAAGTGATATTATCGCCGAGGTCGATTTAATTAAAATTGCAAGAAGTATTAAGTATATATTTAGATTTAATACTGCTTCGGATATTAGATTTAAGTTTTTATCACTGGCTAATACTTACCGGGTATTGGAAAATAAGCCTTTCCCAGATACTTATCGAGTCTATACAGATTAAACCTTATAAATTAAAAAATGTAAAAATAAATTATGGCAATAAAAGCATTTACTAGAAAAACATCTGGTCCAACTAATTCAGATGAATTTTTAAAACAATACGAAGAATTACTCAAACGAAATAAAGGGGGATCTGTTCTATCAGGATATGATACTTCTAGCCAAACACCTATCTATTTAGGGACAAGTGTTGCTGATCCAACAGGTTTAGGAAGTCTTAATAAAGTAGATTTTAGTAACGGCGTTACAGATGATTATTCTACTATTGATCCAAGTTTTGTTGATATTACCACATTATCCCCAGAAGAATTATTACAATTCTACCAAAATCCAAAAATTGATGAAAATACTAAACTGATTATTGAACAGTTAGTACCAGAATTATCTGATACAACTCAGTTAGACCAAAATATAGAAAACTTGAATGATGCTACTCAACAATATGAAAATATTAACAGGGATATTCAAGTAATAAATGACCAATATAATCCAAAATCTGAACAAAACTTATTAAAAAGAAGTTATAGTTCTCAAGTTAATCCTCAAGCTAAAAGATACACTGGAGACGCTGCTATCACCGATGAACAGATAGCACAGTTACCAGTAGAATATCAGGCAGTTGCTAGAACAAATAGAGACAATGCTAGATTTTTACAGGATGCACCACAAGAATTAGAATCTATAAGAAAAGCGAATCAGGCTCAAATTGCTAGAGAAAAATTAGGCCGTCAAACTGCAACTAATACAATTAATCAAACATATGGACAAATTACTGGTCAAACACCAGAACAAATGCAACAAAACTTAGAAACTAGTAAAAAAGCAGAAACTTGGAATAATATTCCAGAAGGATTTGAAATGAATGCCGAAGGTACAGGGATTATTCGTAAACAAGAGAAAAATGACATGGGAAATGCTATTAATGAACTCTTATCTTTTATTGGCAATAAAGCAAATCAAGGAGTTAAAGACATAAGACAAAGTGCTGGTAATGCTGTTTCCTACATTGGAGATAAAGCTGGTTTACCAGAAATGAACTGGTCTGAAAAAATAGCTGGTGGCCCAACAAAAGACTACAACAAAAGTTATGCTGCTGAACCTGAAACTCTACAAGCCGGAAGTGGACTTACTAGACTTCGTGAAGACATGAGTTACAGTCCAAGTGCTATGGCTGGTAGACCAGATTTTTCACAAATTGGATTAAAGCGATCAGTTGGAAATGTTGCTGGAGTTCAAGACCAATCGGCTATTACAGGTAATAAACAAGTTTCTCCAGATGGTCAAAGTATTTCTAATGTATCAAGATTTTCTCAAGCTACTACTCCAGTTGCTACGACAATGCCTCAATTCCAACCTCAAAGACAAGAACAAAGTAGAACATATAGTCAAGGAGAATTAGGTGCAATAGTTGATGCTATGATGTCAAAAGGTTATAGTAATCGTGCTGAAGCAGAAGCAGTTGCTAAAGCTGATATAAATAGATTTGGTAGAGAATATTTACCAAGTGGTGGAAGTTCTAATAATATTGGAGTTGGTTCTAATCAGCCGTCTACTCAACAATCACAAACTTCTAGTACTCCTAATCAAAGTAGTAAAACATACTCTCCAACTACGAGTAATAACGCTATGTCTTATAGTAACCTTGCTAATTTGGGAACTCCAAGTTTTGTTATGCCAACAGTAGGAGTCGGTTCTAATCAACCGAGTACAATTTCTAACTCTTCTCAGTCAAATTCTTTATTATCATCAATTTCTAACATATTAGCTAATTTATTTAGGAGAAAATAATGGCTCTTAACCTTTTTAAAAAAAAGGATAATAACTACTTAGATTTAGGTGGTAACTATTCTTTAAATAATAACTCTACAAACACTACTTCTGGTGGTTTAAATTTAACATCTAGCCCATTCACTAAAAAAACTACTTCTCAGACATTATCACTACCATCTACTCAACAAAAATCTAATATAAATTTGACACAACAAGTTCAACGGTCTGCTAACCCATTTGGTTTTTCAGATCAGAATAAAGAATTTGATTTGAGTCCTACAAGCTTGATTAATAAACTTAATAAGCCACCGCAAGTTAGTTCTGTACCAACTTCAATGCCAAAAGTTGAGACAACTCAACAACCATCTGCTTTCCAACAATATATGTCATCTATCCAAAAAATAGCTGATGCTCAAAAAGCAAGAAGTGTTGGTAATTTAGAAAATACAGAAAAATATTATACTAATCTTTACGATACAACCAATAAAAGTCTTCTCGGTCAAATTCCTGAAGTACAACAAGGTTTTGAAAACTATAAAACTTCTCAACAGGCTAGAATAGATGCTGCTAAGGCTGCGTTGCCAGGACAAGAAGAAAATGTAAACATTGACTATGGTGCGGCTCAAAAGGCTAGAGCGCAAACTAGACAAGAAAGTGAAGCAAGATTAAGAAATCAATTTGCTGGTATGAACGCTAGCGACTCTTATGGTGCTGGTTCTCTTACGTCGGAGTTATCAGGACTTGAAAATACTTTTAATGCTGAAACTGCTTCGGCTGATGTAAAACGGCTAGACCAGATATTCAAACTTAGACAAAATGTTACTGATGTAGAAAACGAAGCCAATAGTTTAGTAGCCCAAGAAGAATTAAATCTTAAATCAACTATCAGATCAATTCAATCTCAAGTCGGTTTAAACAACATTGAAAAACAAAATCTTATTCAACAGGCTTACCAAGCTTCTCAAGATAAAGTTGATGAAATTGACTCTTATCTAGCACAACTACAATATCAACAGACTGGAACTTCATCTACATCTGGATCTAATGAAGCCAAAGATACTGTTAATTTAATTGATGAAGTTTTAGGTTCAGGAAATTTAAAAGGGGTTACTGGAATAAGTATTGCTAATAAAATCCCAGGAACGGCTTCTTATGACTTACAACGTAAGATAGACCAAATTAAAGACAAATTGGCTCTAGCAGCCCGTGGTCAACTTAAAGGTCAAGGTCAAGTTTCTGACATGGAGACTAGAATGCTTCAAAATGCCGTAACTGCTCTTGATAGTGGTATGAGTGAGCAGGCATTTATTGCTGAGTTAAACAAAGTCAAATCTATTTTGCAAAGAGATAATAATATTGCTGATGACTCTCTTAGCCCAGAACAACTAAGTTACATATTAAATAATTTATAATGCTTACCCAACAGCAATATCAAAAATTGCAAGGTATGGGTTTATCTCAAAACCAGATAAATCAAGTCACCCAAGCCGCAGGTGGAGTTCAAGAAGCCAAATCAGTCGGAGGTTTTTTAGGGAATATAGCCGAAAGTGGAGCTAATTTAGTCGGTGATACCGCTAAGGCAATATTTAATCCAGTAGAAACTATCAAAAATGTAGTTTCTTTATTCAAAGATCCTCAAGTATTGATTGATTACTATAAAAATAGATACGGTAAAGACTTAGGAGAGACGTTATATAACGACCCTGTTGGAGTGCTATCAGACTTGTCTACCTTAATCGGTGGGGGTGCTGGTGTAGTCAAAGGAGTTGGTGCTTTAACTAAAAGTGCCAAGTTAGGAGATATAGCTGGGGACATTGGTAGAATTTCAAATATAGTTGACCCATTACAATTACCTACTAGAGCAATCGGTAAAGCTACAAGCGGTATAACCTCTAAACTAGACGATGCTAGTAAGGCCTTGTTGACTAAAGGACTCGGAAATCCCGCTAAACAAGCTGACTTAGCTGCTAAAAGTGGTATAGATGTTGCTGATTTTATTCAAAAATATAATCTCTATGACAGAACGCCAGAAACAGCCACTAAAATTAAGAAAATAATTGCTGATAATTACGAAAGTCTTATTAGAGGAAGCAAAAAAAGTGTTAGATTAGATGATTTGCTTTCTGAAATAGATAAACAAGTGAGAGCATTAACATCTGATACTGGTTCTATTAGTACCAGCAATCTAAAAGCGGCTCAAGAATTAAATAAACGAGGTTACCAACTTATGCAATTAGCTGATGAGTCAGGCAATATCTCACCGTCTAAATTACTTGATTTCAGAAAAGCCTTAGACCAAGATATCCCAGAAAGTGCTTTTGGACTGAATACTCGGAATAAAGGTATTAGGGGTGGTGCTATGGCTACCAGAGATATAGTAAAATCAACAATAAATGCTTTAGATGAGGGTATTGGGACTTTAGGTCGTGAATATGGAATGGCTAAAGGACTAGAGAATGTATTTAGAAAGTATCAAAGTAGAACATCAAACAGACAACCTTTTAATTTAGGTAAAGTTTCAAAAGCTGGAGTTGGTGGGGTTGTCGCAGGTATTCCAGGTGCTGCTGCTGGTTATATTACAGACGTAATAACAAACGATCCTAGATTCTTGAAAGTTGCTAGTAAAACTTTAAAAAGTGCTTCAAAATTGGCGAAAAGTGGAGTTCCATCAAAAGTATCTACTCCATTAAAGTATTCTTATAATACTGCCAGAGCTTTAAGAATGATTAACCAACCAAATTCATCCACGCAATCAAAAAAACAACAAATAGTACAGGATGTATTAAAGCAGAAATTACCGAGCCAAGTACAAAAATCAAATACTTCATCAGTTGCTATTTTACCAGATTTAAAAAATACTTTCAAAAAAAATCCATTTAAGTTAAAAAAAGGTTCATTTTATTGATATGGATATAGATATAAATCAAAGAAATTATGATAATTATGAAGATATATTAGGTAAGCCTCACAAAAGAGTAGTCTTATCAAGTAATTCTGGTGATTTAGTTAATCCTGCTACATCTGATAATCAAACTAATGGTTCTCAAAAGACACAAGTAGTAGATAGTTCAGGAAATTCAATAACTTCTGATGATAATAAATTAGATGTTATGGCTGAATTAATACCTGTATTTAGGTCTTTATTACTTGCTATTACTAATCCTTCCTATGTAGATAAGTCTGCAAACCAAATGAGATCACAAGTTACTGGTTCATTAACTACGGTTACGAATTTAACTAATTTAGGTTCATTCCCTGCTGACCATCTACAAAGAATGAATAATATGACTGCTTGGGCTACAAATATTAGAAGTTTAATAACATAATGTCAAACAATTTTAAAAAAGCAATAGATAGACAAATGTGGGTACAAGTTGCTCCATCTCCAAATGCACACGCTGCTGGTGGTTCATTAGCTAGTGATTTGAGAAACGACCTTAGTCGTAATCCTTTCGTTTATCAATTAGTATCAAATACTGTACTGAATAGATTTAACGGTATTACTAAGGGGTGGCAATTTTTAGGTTCTCCTGGTCTAGGTGGAACTTTTGGTGCTGGTGCTGGTTGTGTCTTTGCTCCATCATTCTCATTAGTTGGAGTAGTCGGTGCTGGTTCTACAACTTCTTTAGTTACTACAAATACTGCAATAACTGCTGTTGGTGTAAATATGTTAGCCAATCGTGGTGGTAGTGGTGAATATGGTTTTAAAGTTCGTATTATTGGGAATACTGCTGGTGGTTCAGGTAAGATTGAAGAAAGGTGGATAGTAGGAAATACTAGTGGAACTAAACCAAGTTTAAGTTTAGATATTCCGCTAACATTTATACCTGCTGCTGGTGATACTTATGAAATATTAGGTGGTCGTTTATTTATGTTAGGTGCGGGAACTTTAGCCGCAACTAGTTTTAGGTCAATGGAATTAGCTACCAATACTTTAGCTTCTCTTAGTAATACAAATTTACCTGCTACTATTTCTACTGATTTTTCAGGAATAGCTTTAGATGAACAATATGTCCCTTATGACCATAATCCAGGCGAAGGTTTTGTAGTTGGTGCTTCTACTTATGACGGAAATACTAAAAGATGTTTATTAGCTACTAATTCGGCTGCTGGAACTTTAACTGGTCAAGCCAGTGGTGGTGATGCTAGTGTTCTACAAAATGAATATCGTAACTTCCAGATTAGAATTGTTGAAGATACTGCTATCCCTACTGCTGTTGGTCAAAGAAGAATAATTGCTTCTCATACTGCTGGTGCTTCACCAGTCTATACTTTAGGTTCTAACTGGACTGTTACTCCATCAACAACCGCTAAATATGTTATTGAATACCCAAATCAAATTTTACTTTGGAGTTCTGCTACTGCTGTAACTTATACTTACAATTACACTAATGCCACCCAAAATAACGGTACTAATACTATTAGTGCTGGTGCTTGGTCAACTACATACTTCGGTAATAGAGGTGGAAATATGGGTGCTGGATGTACTTCTTTTGCTTCTTTTGGAATTGAACCTGATACTGATAAAAATGCTAGACATTCATTTGTTTACTCATTTAGAGGTGGTGCTTCTACCACTCTTGATGTTTTAGATATAGCTGGTGGAACTACTGGAGCTTGGTCTAATGCTGTTGTTTACGACGGTAGTAGAATCAATTTAACTACTGGAACTTGTGGAAAATATGCTCCAGTTGATAACGAAGGGAGATTTGGATACTTAAACATCTATACTGCTTCGGCTTTAAATCAAATTTATCGTTTTGATGTTAAAAATAGAGTTTTACAATCATTTACTCCTACTGACTGGATACAATCTGGAACTGCTGCTGCTGGAGATAGAATAGGAACTTATTGTGCTATAGATGGAAATGATAAATACACCATCCTTTTCTTACTAGCTCATCTTTCTACTATTTCTCAGGAATTAATAGTTCAAGTATAAAATGAGTTATTTACCAAATGACAATAAACTTTTATGAGTTACCACCTGAACAATAATGAATAAAAAATGTGGTGGTAAAAATAAATAAACCTCTTTACCTATAAAAAGTTAAAATTAGATATATGAGTACATTCTATTACGTTCCACAATATTTCACAACCCAATTATCTGTAGCAGGTGGTATTGACGATACCCAGACTACAGGTATAGTTTTACAGTCAATTTCAGGAGTAGATGAAACCAAACCGGGTATTATTGCTGTTTCATGGTCAAATCCTATTGATACGACAAAAGTTGAATATATTACTTATACTTCAATAAATGCTACTACAAAAGAATTACAAGGTGTTACAAGAGGTGAAGAGGGATACAGTGCTAAATCTCACGTCAACGGTGCTACTGTTGCTTGGCCATTATCTAAAAGTCATATAAATAATATCCCAGACTCTACTACTACACTTAGTAATAAAAGAATAAATCCTCGTATAGTTACTGCTGCTTCTTATACAACTGACACAGGAACAGCATTAGATGTTTCTACTTGTGATGAGTTTGATGTTACAGCACAAGCTGGTCCATTAAAATTAAACAATCCTAGTGGAACTCCTGTAAATGGTCAAAAACTAATAGTAAGAATAAAAGATAATGGAACTGCACAAAATTTAACTTATGATACCCAATTTAGAGCTTCAAGTGATTTGGAATTACCTACTACTACTGTACTAAGTAAGACACTTTATATGGGATTTGTTTTCAATAGTGCAGATACAAAATGGGATTTGTTAGCAGTTTTAAATAACTTCTAATATGTCTACTCCAGTAACAGGTGGAACGATAACGTATGTGACTGAAAGTGGAATAGAATATGTAATCCATACATTCACTTCTAGTGGAACATTTGATTGTTCAATGATTAAACCAGGTGTTATAAACAATCTTTATTATCTAATTGTTGCTGGTGGCGGCGGTGGCGGTAATGGAACTTGGTCAGGTGGTGGTGGTGGTGCGGGTGGACTATTAACAAATTTTGGTGGATCACCCTTACAATTAGCAAAAAATTCTTATAATATTGTAATTGGTGACGGGGGTGGTTTACACGCAAACGGTGGGAATTCTAGTGCTTTTTCATTAACAGCCATTGGTGGTGGTGCTGGTGGTAACGATGGAGAAAACGGATTTGCTGGTGGTTCAGGCGGTGGTGCTGGTTCAAATGGGAAAACAGGCGGGAGTCCTACTTCTGGTCAAGGATACGCTGGTGGGAATTCTATGGCTGGATCTACTGGATCTTCTGGTGGTGGTGGTGCAAGTCACGTTGGATTAAATGTAGTTGCTTACGATGTTGGGGGTGCTGGTGGTGACGGTTTGTCTTGTGCTATTTCTGGAACAGCCACTTATTATGCTGGTGGTGGTGGTGGTTCAGGTTATGGTGTTAGTGCTAGTGGTGGTCTTGGTGGTGGTGGAAATGGTGATGGTTCACCTGGTAGTGCTAATACTGGTGGTGGTGGTGGTGGTCAGCGTGCAAATTTTGCTTCTAGTGGAACTGGTGGTTCAGGAATTGTTATTATTCGTTATAAACTTTCAGATGTTTTATCTGGTAGTGGTTTCTTTAATTTCTTCTAACTATG